TAGGAACACAATGGGAATCTACTATAGCTTGCCAGGGTGGATCCTCGATGAAGATTCAGATAAGTCAAATTTTACAATAAAGAATTTGACTCAAATTATTGCCTCTTATTTTGATGATTTATATTTGCAAGCAAGGCAAATGCCAGAGTTCAGACATAACACTTATCCATCTGGAAGCATTACTGGAAGTTTTGTGCAAAAGCCATTGCCATTTGCAGATAAGTTACTATCAAATATGGGCTTTGTAGCACCAGAAATTTTTACAGATGTTGATGAAATAGCCGAATTTATGAATAGAGATGAGCATATGCTATTTGAAGAAAAGCTATATGACATCAGAAATCAAATATACTACAACATTTATAATAATCTCAATTTTATTAACAAATCTAAGGGTACAGAGAAGGCAATAAGAAATTTAATACATTGCTTTGGTGTAAATGATGACATTTATTCTGTAAATTTTTATGCAAATAACGCCAAGCTAGATTTAAGAAGAGCAGCGCAATTAAAAGGCGCAAAAAAGACTTATGCAGACTTCAGTGTTGCAGAAAACTTTGGCGCTACAGTATTTCAAAATACAGCTTCGTCAAACTCTAACAGTGTTTCTTTTATTACTGCAAGCAATATAGCTGGAGGCTTGGTAGATCATAATGCATGGGATCGTGAATTTCCGTTCACAATGGAAGCGGAAGTGATATTCCCTTCAAAGCCAGGGGAAAGAGACCCAAATTACGAAACCAGATTTTTCCCACACTTAACAGCTTCTCTGTTTGGAATGCACACAGCTTTAGTATCACCCAGCAATTTAACCCCAAGCAGTGATGACGATGAATTAACATGGGCAGCTAATGATTTCGCAAACTTTCAAGTATACGCCGTCAGAGATAAAGTAAAAACTCCCAACTCTTCCATTGTAAAGTTTGTATTAACTGGATCAAATGTTAATAGTACAACACAAAGTATATTCCCAGAACTAACATCTAGTTTTTTTGATGGAGTTTATGACAATCAAAAATGGAATTTTTCCGTTAAATTTAAGCCAAAAAAATACCCAAACATTGGAAAATTAAGCGGCTCAGAGGCTACAGATTATATTGTTGAATGGAGGGGTTATAATTTAGTTGGAGACATTGTTCAAAATGAATTTTATTTAACAGCATCAATATCTGAAGCTAATGGTCTCAATATTGTAAAATCTAAAAAAAGAATATATGCTGGATCACATAGAACTAATTTTACTGGGTCATTGTTGCATCCAACAGATGTAAAAATATCATCTTGTAGATTTTGGGTAAATGATTTATCAAAAGAGGAATTATTGTTTCACGCCCTAGATCCAAAAAATTATGGTGTTTTTAATTCAATGCAGAATTCTTTTTTGTTAAGAGACGCTGGATCGAGCCAAGCAACTGGTTTTATTGAAGCTATTTTAGATGACGCATCAATCCCTACCGCTCTTGACACCAATACTATTACTATTGTAGATGCTGCTGGTTTATCAAAAACATACAAATTTATGAACGGCGGTGGAAAGTCCAATGGCGACCTCGACGGAGGTGCTGTTGTAATTCAAATATCTGGAGAAAATACGAAAGAGGGGTTAGCAGACAACATTGAACAAGCCATTGATAGCGCCAATGGTCATAATGGGTCAATTATTACTACAAGATCTGGTGCAAAATTGTTTTTAGGACAAGCTGTGCCTGGAATTTCTGGGAACACAACAATTACACTTTCTGCTGGTATTAACACAACTACTGAATTAAGCAAAAGCGATTTTGTCAACGGAGAAAATGAAAGAATTGAAGTTCCAAAATTAAAAACACTTGTTTTAAATTGGGACTTTGAAACCCTATCAGGATCAGATGTTGGAGAATATCAGGGAGAATTTTCTGCTATAGATGTCTCCTCGGGATCATCAGATGATAGATATGGTCCTAAGTTATCTGCATTGTTTGAGAAGCAACACACCGCCCGAGGTGCATACTTCAAAAATCAAAATAACTATACTGGATCTTTTTCTAGAGAAACAGTGTACGGCTTAAGACAACAAGTACCAGAAAATCTTAATAGCTCGGAAGCAGTCAAGGTTTTATCTAGGGATGATGAATTATTTACTCCATCCACAAGACCAATAAATTTCATGTTTTCAATAGAAAAGAGTATGTATCAGTCTGTTTCTGAAGAAATGATGAATTTTCTTGCAGCTGCAATCGATTCTACAGAATTGGAGACCCTGATAGGAGAACCAGTAAATAGATACAGAATGGACTATAAGGGTCTGGAAAAAATAAGAAATATATTTTTTGATAAAGTAGGAAATGTCCCTGATGTAGACAGGTATATAAGTTATTTTAAATGGCTAGACAGTTCGGTATCCACAATGATATTGAACACAATACCTGCTTCGTCTGACTTTTCAAAAATATCAAATGTAATTGAGAGCCATGTTTTTGAAAGAAACAAGTATTGGAATAAGTTTCCAACTATAGAGCGGAAAGAGCCTGGAGAAGAACCCAAGACAGCCGTATTTTTCTTTTCCACTAATGAAACAAAGGAAGTTACAAATAGAGATTCTTCTGGAAGACTAATATTTGGTTTGATATCAGACGCAATGAAATCAAAAGAGAGAAGAACTAAATGGTCTCAATTCCACCACCCAATTGATGATAATTCTTCTAATTTAAGAAATCAAGTTAATTTTTGGCAGTACAAAGCTGATAGAAGTGAATCGGCTCTTACAAGTGGAGACGCAACTGTTGATAGACTTAGGAATAATATTAGAGAAGTTTTGGGCGAAACATCGAAAGTTGGTTTGACCGCAGATGTGGGCGGGAATATTTCAATACCAGAAACCAGCAAAGGTAATTCTTTTGATATTAATCAGTTGCCAGCAGATTTATCGTTCAACATGAACGTAAATCGATCTAGACCAAAACATGGCATCAATAAGAAAGGATTTGTTTTTGCTGCTCTAAAACCTGGAAATTCATCAAATATTACTTTCAAAGCATCATCATTCCAACCCTCAAAAGATTATGATTGGGATTCTTTGTATCCTAGTAGAAAATATAAGCCAGAATTTAAATTAACTCTAACAGACAATGAAGACTTTGCTGTATCGGGGAGAACATATTCGCCATACGCTTTTTACAGCGCTTCAATACCAACTTCTCAAATTCCTGGCTTTCAAGTAACATCTCAACACCATAGAGATTATTATTTAAGCAACAAAGATGTTCCGATGCAAGGTCCGTTTACGGAAAAGCATGTTGGAGGAAATTCTTATAGGCATGTAGGCTTACATCTTGGAATAGGGCAAGGGTTTCATGTCAAGGATGCTGGATGGACTTTGCTTACAACTGCCGCTGGGTCTGATATAAATTTTGTCATATATAATCCATTCAACGTACCAGTACCAGGGGCTGTAAATTATCCAAGAGCCACTCTTTTAAGGGATGAGACAGCAAAAAGACCAGTAAATATAAAAAATATAAAGAGCACAACAAGTAGCTCTATATCAACCCAAACAACACTTCCTCCGTTTGACATAAACGGAAATGTAAAAGATTATGTTGGAAACTACAGCAAAGACTATCAAATATTAGCAACGTCTGGTCGTGATGTAAATAATAGATATTTAGTTCGAAGTGGATCAATATCAACAGCCTCGATACCATCCACTGGAACACCGTCTGTTTCTGGAGCGTATGATTGGGCAATTCCGAATAGGGGTCGAACAGAACACGTATTTGTATCTAACTTCTCTTCCCCAGGCGGTCCTGAAGTCAATGGTGCAGCGTTTAAAGATTATACTTCAAATATATATTCTGTATACAACGCTCTACCGTTTAGAAACCTGTCTGTAAGACAACCTTTAAGAACCCTGTTAACTAAACATTCAGTCTTTGGGGGATATGATAGTGTTTTTGGAAATGGAATCGCCGCAACCGCAACAATAACAGGTATTCTAGATAGCGCTTCCATTCCTACTGCTCTTGACACTAATACTATTGTTATCGTCAACGCTGTTGGGCTATCAAAAACATATAAATTTATGAACGGTGGTGGAAAGTCCAATGGCGACCTCGATGGCGGCGCTGTTGTAATCCAGCTATCTGGAGAAAATACGAAAGAGGGACTAGTAGACAATATTGAACAAGCCATTGAAAGCGCTAATGGTCATAACGGGTCAATTATTGTTTCAAGAGCTGGCGCTGTTTTAACCTTAACACAAGAAACTGTCGGAACTGCTGGAAATACAACAATTACATTTTCTGCTGGCATCAATACAACTACTGAATTAAGCAAAACAAATTTCTCCAGAGGACTTGATAGACTCCCAGCATATTATAAAGTAAACAGAAACTCCGCAAGAAGAATAGAAACGTCTGATATTTTTAACACTTATGTGACTGGAACAGTCCACGATAATTATTTTGTACAACATATGATACCACAATCAGACATGAGGTATTTGTGGATTTCCTCTTCATTTATTGGAGGCAAATCTGAAATATTTGGCTATCAAAAGCCAGATTTCACAGAAAAGTCCTTTGCAGCAACAGACATATCTTTTGTTAGCGGAAGCATAACGGGATCTCAGAATGCCGCTGGTCGCCTAATAGAAACAGATTTTGCTGGACTTAATTCAGTTATTGTTGGTGAGACCGAAATATCTGGGGCAAATCCAAATACTTTAAGTTTTACTTCAAATACAGATTTGTATGCTTCTGGAAGACAATTATCTTCGTTTTTGAGTGGGGCGCTGGTTTTAAATGCAATAAACAGCCACCGCGGCGGCTCTTCATTGTTATCTAGTTGGAAAAACTCATCCCTTCATTGCCACCCTGTGGCTCGGGAGCTTAGAAAAAACAATATTGTATCCCTAGTAAAAGAAAAGATCACTGTAGCACCTGGAAGCACAAAGAATTATATAGTTACAAAAGATATAGAACATTTTACAGAGCCACCCGTTTCCTTTAAATACAAGCCTCTAGAGCATGAAATGGTTATGAGTGACGGGAGTTTTGTATATTTGGATAGCACATATGCAAATTCAATGGCTAATTTTGCTAATAAAAAAATAAATATTTTGACGGATTATCATCCCGATAAAGATAATAAAACAGTTTACAATGATATAAAAGAAATATATATCGATAAAAAGATACCAGAAGAGTACTTGCCGTTTGAAAGTATAAAGAGCCTCTCTTACAAAGAAGCTGTATATCCTCGCGAAGTAAATACGGGATTAGCTAAAACAAGGGGCAGGGAAAACTACACAGTATCAAGTGGGTCTTCTGATTTTAATCTTCGCTTGGGTGATTCTTTAGCGTTTTGGAAAGACAATATTAATGATAGACTAAGAAGCGACGCAGAAGCAAGAAACGCACAGGGCTTGATTATTACCAGTGGATCGTCTTACTTTGGACTGACTGATATGAGTATTTGGCCTCTTGATTCTGAAGAGCCGTTTTTTGATTTATATTTAATTTCATCATCGGCAGGAGAAAATGGAAAATATGATCCGTTTTATTGGGCACCTCTAGAGCCATCTTCTGCTTTAAAGGGTTTAGATCCTGCTAATGTTCCTCGCTTGGCAAATGTAAATAAAAATGGCGAGCTTTCTTACGCTGGCTACATATACGGGCTATTTGGTATTAACATTCAGGGTAAAATCAGGGCAGAGGGGGCTCTGTCCGCGTCTGGTCCATTTTCAAGCTTTCTAGGCGACGGAAACCCAAGTAGAGAGCCAGGATTAAACTTTAAGCCAACTGCATCATTTCAATATGAGTTTCCGAATATGATGATGTCTGGATCTTTAAGGAGAGTAACACCCATTGAGGGCACAACAAACTTTGTCACAGGCTTTAAGCCAACTGCTTCTCTGCATTTGATCGCGCCATATAGGTCCGATGTCTTGAGTGGTAAAAGCCCATGGTTTAATTCCTACGAAGATTATTCAGATGATATTAGGAGGATGGCAAAAGACTATACTGTGCTTCCTGAGTTTAGAATATCAGACCACATGGAATATTATTTGAAAGAAGGATTCTTTTCAGATAATAATAAATTTTTAAGCCTTGTTGGTTCTTCGTTAAATGTAAGCTCTAGCGCGACTAATGAAAGTGGGTCCTTTCAAGCAGACTTTTTTAAAATATATTCACACAGTGATTTCATGAAGCACTTTTCTGTTATCCAAGAGGATCATAAAAAGAACGACACTGCTTTTGTATCAAAAATTAGGCTGGAAGCAAACGCTGTAAAGAAACTTCTACCATATCAAGGTTTTTATCCCGCATTAAGATCTGTCCAGCTGGGGCACCTATTTTCGTCTTCATACGCTCCCTTTATTAGTGGCTCAAATGTTAGAGACGGTGATCAGGAAAGATTAGCAGCACTATATCAACCCTTCTTTGCACCAGGAGTGTTCTTTAATACTATAAAATCAGGAATTGCTGTCCAATATCCAGTTCATACAGGATCGATGCCATCCTTAGCACAGGCAACCGATGAACTGAGGCTCCAAATGCCAACGTCTGCTTCTGTATATATTTCTAGCTTTTATGATACAGCACCAAATTACGCCTTCCCTTTTGAGGCGATATTAGACCCAGATCAGTATTTGCCTTTGTCTTCCTCCTTGACATCTTCAGCTTTGAACCTTTCTTCGAGTGTTTATCTGGTATATCCTAACTTTACAGGATCATGGGTGGCAACAAAGACAGACGGTTTTTATGCAGCTCAGACTGTAGACTCACCTTACACTACTACAAGAAATCAGCCGCAAATGTTTTTCGAGTGGAAAGGTCAGAGTGATCCAAAATACTCACTCGCTGCAAGCAACTTCTTTGCAGAATCAGTTGATTTTTTCTTAGATCAGGGAACTCTAACTAGTTTCATTTCTAAAGCCGAAAAAGATTTCAAGTCAATGGTTTCTGGGTCCACATACTATATGGATGTTCTTTTATATAAGACCGATGATTTTGTTTCATACGAGGGACCACCTTCGGGGACATTTAATTATGATGCTGGGAAAGAATACTTCGATGCACAAACCGCCGATGATAGGAATCTTTTTATTGCTAGATCTGGAGATGGTCTTTTGAATCTGGGTATTAGTGCGAGGGGTATGCACTACGGACCTGCGTATACAACCCATGGTTTAACTTTTGGATCTACAGGGACTGGCAGTGTACCATTCGCTTCATATAGAGTTCAAGACCCTGCATACGCTCCTCACACACCGCCCTATTTTTACGGAACATCCAGAGCCAGAATTGCCTTTAGACCAGATAAGGTAAGAGATATGGCTTCTGGAGAAGCTGCAAAGTTTACTTTGGAAGAGATTCTGTCTAATGCAAGGATAGAAACAGAGTATGAAAATGAAAATGAAAGATCTAGAACCCTTCAAGAGAATTCATATAGAAATCATTATGCGGCTGGTATTGCACAAATGCAAATTAGTTCCTCCGTCAACCTTTTTGGTCAGATGACACTGAAGGAAGTCCAATATGATACTGAGAGGAATCCCGATGGAACGTTTAAGGCTCGTGGGGCAACTACACCAGTAGTTCAGGGTACAAATGATGCTTGGATTATTGAGACAAAATTTGAGTGCCCATCTGTTAATTTGGCGCACATGGACACTGCTTCGTTGGGTGCAGGTATAGGCTCTGGAAAGGAAAAATACCACACAAGAGGGGTTTGGAAAGGTTATGGCGTAATACCTTCTGGCTCAGAAGGTTTGTTTTTGCAGCTAAAAGAGAGCTATCCACAGGTTACGAATGATATTGGAGGCGCAACATCAAGAGAGCTGACTGGTTCTTTAATTGATGTGTGTGGATTTAAGGCTTCAAAAGAAAGAGTTGGAGGAATAAGGTCTAAAAAAGAAATTTGCGAGGCTATTATTGCGGTGCCAATTGATGAAAAGGGCAATTTTTATCACATAGATAAAGATATGTATAACAAACAGAAGTCAAACTATGAAAAAAATAACAAAGCTCTTATGGCTGGAGATTTTGGAGTAGAAAAAGACATTGGAGAGACTTCAATCACCCAAATGATTGAAAAGATGAAAAAGTTTTCCCTTCCGCCACAAATGGACTTTCTGAACAACCCAAATGTAGATCCTTTTGTTATGTATATCTTTGAATTTAAACATTTATTAGGAAAGCAAGATCTTGCAGACATTTGGCAAAATCTTATGCCTGACATTTCAAGAGTAGCTGAAAAAGATACTTCTGCTGTTGAGCATGAAATCGGAGTAAATTATGAATTCTTTGGTCAATATAAGAGGGGCGAGCTGCCAAAAAATATAAGATGGATGGTTTTTAAAGCAAAACAGAAAGCTAGAAATAATTACTTCAATGTTACACAACAGTCAGAAGTGGCAAAGGGATTTACTTTTACAGCCTTAAGTGAATTGAGAGGTGTCGCTTCCAACCCAGAAGCAGAATTAACTTATAGTTACAACTGGCCTTATGATTTCTTTTCTCTTGTTGAATTAGCGCAAATTGAATCAGAAGTGACTTTTGAATCTCCTAAAGAGAGAGTTGAAGTAGAAGAAATTGACAAGAAAACTAACGAAAGAACGAGAAAAGTTATTTTGCAAGATAGAACAAGGCGATAATATTGCAAATAAATACTTTAAATTAGCCTATTTATAGACGATATGGAATTTTTTAACAGAAAAGAAGAAGTTATAGATATTGAGCTAACCAGCCATGGCAAGAGAATGCTTTCTGCTGGCAAGTTTAAGCCGTCATTTTATGCTTTTTATGATGATGATATTACTTATGATTCAGATTATGGATTACCAAAAGACAACATTGGGCAGGCTCATGATAGAATTGTTAAAACACCTAGATTGAAGCCCAATGCAGTATATGATAGTGTCCAAAACTTTTTTCTTTCTAGTTTTTACGACCTAATAACGTCAGAATCAGTGAATCAGCTAAAAGAATCCCTCTCTGAACCTCAAATTGAATCAATACTCGAAACAGGTCTAACTTTACCAGATTATGTTTATAGTTTGTGGATGAGTTACCCTTATGGTGATCGACCAACAGACACACAATTCACACCAGAAAAGAAAAAGCAATATGTTTTACCAATTCCGATGGGCACGTCAGATCTAGGAAATCAAAAAGCTCCAGCTTGGTCTGTAAATTTTTTAAAATCTGAATTAAGCTCATCGGAAGGCACATATATTGATGGAAACAGAGCAATTGGGTTTTTAAATTTTGATACCGAAACAGCATTTGGAGGCGCTCAGGGGTTGAATGGTGTAACTTTTACTTTAACGGATTGCACTAGAAAAAGCTATGTTTTTGAATTTAATATAAGTGATGATCCAACCAGTGGGACATGCACGTCCAATCCTTTGCTTATATGTTTGGATGTAACCAATAATAATTCGTTTTCTGTTACAAGTAATCAAATTGCACAACAAGTTAGAGATAAAATAAATGCACATCCAATACTAATAACAGCTGATATACCAAGCAATGATGGCGTCGTCAGACTCATTCAAGATGCGGCAGGAGATCGAGGTAATACGTTAATCCCAATCTCTGCTCCAACAGGCGATCTGTTTACCTCTACAGCATTCCTCTATGGAACAGAACAAACCTTTTCGCCACTTAAAATACCTCAGTTGTATGTGGATGTAACTTATGATACTTCCACGGCTCAAGGAGAAGCAGGAGGCTCGGAATACATAGATCCTCACATGGAAATAGAATATTATGACGATGGAACTTTTGTAAAGATTGAGAAAGACTATGTTTTGTTGGACATTTTGGAAAAAAATGTTCCATATAGTAAAGAAAATTTTGAATTAGAGGTTTATGTAATACCTGATAGCTTTGATCAATTTACTGATTTTTTAAAAGTAACGACCGCAGACGAATTAAGGCAACTTAAGTTTGCTTCTCCTAAAAGATATGTAAAATTTAACAATTTCTTATATGATACAATTCTAAAAACTAGTTTTACTCCAAATATTGATTATGCAGAATTTTACTTTGATATAACAGTTGATGAAGAAATACAAAAAGAAATTTTATCAATCAACAACAACCAGTCAGAACTTCCAATTAACGATGAGGAGCTTTGCGAAGACGAATGATAAAAACACCTTTACATGCAGAATCTTTAAAGAACGTAAATTCTATGCCTAAAGTTTATATTTCAAACATCACTATTGAAGATTGTTTTGATTATAGCAAGTCAAAGAGAGAGGATCGTATAGAAGCAACTTTCCGCAATGATACATATCAACCCTTTGATGATCGATCTAATGAAGATAGCGCAACCGCTTCAAAAAATACAAAAGTACGTATTAATATGGTGGCTTATTTAACCTACAAACAAATAAAAAGGTATTCTACATTTAATGATCCCTCAATGGTTATAAGGGTTGTAAAGAGTGAAAATGCAGATATAAATGAAGCAATTTCTAGTAACCCATCTGAATGGTTATCAGAAAATGGACTCCTTTATGCAAGAAATCGAGATACTAGAACCGTCTCACATGTTGACATTCCATTTAATCAATTTTTCAGAAACGTTTCTACGCTGAAAGGAAGGGACAGGGGCAATAAAAAAGAATTACAACTTGATTCTATCATTCGAGATCAAAGTTTTGAAGAAATCACTTTTTCATCCTCTGGAAAACATATGTATGTGGTTCCCTATGAAGCTTCTTTTATGATTTATACATCGGATATACAACACCTTACTCTCTTTGCGTTTCCCATGATTAAAGATGTTTCTTTTGCGGGGTTTAAAAATTCAGCATGCAAAAAGCTTTCAATTGGTCCACTAACATCTGAAAATGTTTTTTCTAATGGAGAATTGAGCAGAACTTCGTTTGCCTTTCATAGCCCTAGCGGCGAATACTGGACAGGACCAGTTCATTATCACCAAGTCGCCACAAAAGATGGATACGTTGGATGGATGGGGGGCACCAATGAACATATGCAAATGGGTCGCCCAACTCCTAAATTGCAAAAATTCAACACTTACAATAATAAGATTATAGACAAAAGAATGTCAGACATTGTAAAAAGCATGTCATATGATTTTTATGAAAAAGAAGATTTTTTTAAAAATGATAAATCTTTAGAAAGGGTAGTAAATTCAGTTACTTCAAAAGCAGAATACGAAAAAACAAAAAACTCTGTTTCTGATATTAATTTTTCATTTGATAGTAATACAGATGTAAGGTTCATATTCCACATTAATTTAGATCAAATAGCAAGAGACGCAACAAAAATGCCAGCATTATTGGAAGCAATTAAGAGAAAAAACAAATATTTTTATTCAAATATTGTATCACCTGCTATCGTTCAAAATGTAAAAGTTTATAGACAATTACTAAAATCAAGAGACCTAACAATACTTAGTAGAGACCCGTCCTTAGATCCTTCTTACGATCAAGAAGAGTTAATTTTTGAATCTACAGCTCAAAACCTATCAATACAATCAGTACTGTACGAAACTTCAAGCCCCCAAAGAAACAGAGATATTCCTGGTGCTAGACAGAGTGCTATAAGCACAATGAGGCAAGTTAATTTAAAAATATCCAATTCTGAAAATATTGTCACATACACAGGAATTGATTTTGATGTCAAAAACAAAGGCGACGGAAAATATCAATATTCATTAGAATTAACAGTAGCCGACCCAATTACTAATTTTGTTAACTCATCCCTAGACGCTTTAGATGTAATTTTAAATGGAAATTCTACAACAACGTCTTTAAGTAGCTACTATGATGAAATTAATTCATCTTCAAATTACTATAATGAAAAAACACGAAAATTTACAAATAGTTATATAGACTTTTATAAAGAAAATTACTACAACCAAGGAAATGTTGACTACATTGAGGATATGGTAAGAATATTTGTAGACACACTAGCTCTAATTAACGTTAGCAACAATTATAAAAAAACAAGACAAGCACAAACAACAGTCTCAGAAATTTCAGAATTATATAAATATTTAGTTAATATTTCTAGCCCATACACTGGAAGCCCCGATGGGGTTTTAGAATTAATATCCTTAGTTCGGATGACAAAAAACAATTTTTTCAAATCAATTTCAGCTCTTAAATCCTATTCACGCAGAAATGATGGCAATGATGAGCAAAGGTTATCTCCAAATGCTGATTCGTCTGGAAGGCAACATTACAATAGAAAAAGGTATCAATTTAAAAATATTCTTGATATGTCTGCGCCCCTAAGAGGAAAATTTTATGATTTCTTATTTTTAAGCTCTAATGATGTGGAGTTGAATAAAGACGGTCTAAGTATGTTAAATAAGAGTCATTTTATTGATAGAGTAAATGCAGAATCAAAAAAACTTTTTGGAAGAACTGAAGGGGATTTAATTATAAGAGACGAAAATGAAAATGTATACAATCCTTCGGATTCGATTCAGAGAAATAAATGTGCGTTTTTGGGACCTACAAGAATTATTCTAGATGACAAAAGGTCGGTAGATACTTATTCTAGAGATGCGTTCAATGAAAACACTAGCGAAATAAACAATGCTTTGAACGAAATTTTGTACCATAATCAATCAGTGACTACAGAGAGCGGTCTCGAATTCGCAATTCAAAATGGAATTTCTCATAGAACAACAAAAAACAAAATGTACGAATCTCAATTGGCAAACCAGAGACAAAAGGAGGCATTTCTTAATTCGCGCTCCGACACAATGTATAATGATGAGCCAGAATTGTTTGAAGAAAACACACAGCGCGAACATGATAATATGAGCACGAGTATAAAAAACATATTTAATTCAATTAATCAAGCAAAAAATTCTAATTTTTTATCAGACTCTAATAACGTTGATTTTTATAATATAAATAATGTCGGAGGAGCAGAACGTTTTAAGAAAAAAGTATCTGGCATCTCAAGATTAAATAAACAACCAGTAGACTCAAATATAGAGCTTGTAAATTCTCCAAATCATTTAAAATCACTGATTATGACGCTATCTTCTCCGCAAAGGTCTACACAAAGTGTTTTAAATGATGAAAATAACGTGACACTTAACAAGAACACGCTCAGGGACCCAGAAAAGCAAGGCTATGTATATTTCAATTACAAAAAATTGATGAAAATAGAAGTTCTTAGGGGATTTGGGGGAGACAAAAGCTCACAATCTACAATAAGTCCAGTCTGGTCTTATTTAAGGCAAGAAGATTTAAATAGCAAAGCAGGTGGATTATTATATTGTAGAATGATGGAGTATGAAGATGTGAATTTTGGCTATGAAATAGATAAAAATTTATCGCTACCATCTAGAAATAAATATTTTTTAATCAATACTGCCGCGGAAGACACTAGTGAAATACCTAGTTACATGGAAGGTGGTAATACAAGTTCATCGAGAGGATATGAAAGTCACTTTAAAAGATCTTTAAATAAATCTATTGCGGACTTCCGAGATCAAAGAAAAAAAATATTTGGAAACCCAAATATGTGTGCAAAAGTTGAGTTCTTCGAAAACAATATTACAATAAAATCTAATCAACCATATTTAAATTTAAAAGATGTGAGCCAAGCGTATAAAATGGCAAGTACAGATTTTCAATTTGTAAACAAGACTGAATCTGAAAAGATAAAAACTATTGAAAGAAATGGAAACGGAGATGTGTTGAAAAATATTAGAAAGGTTAGCCAAGGTCCTGCAAGAGGTCTCCAAACAACGTCTCCAATATCCATGAATAGAATGACGACACTGCAAACCACTACAACTAACAGGGCTTCTAGCATGAATAATATGGACCCAGGGGTCACAAGCAGCG